ATCTCCTTCAAGATGAAGATCACGACGGTTATAATGATTGCTTCCCATAGTGGCACAATTCCAAAAAACTTTGATAGCCATATTATCAAGTTCTGGCACACTATAATGTGAGCCATGCCGTCTAATCCGATCTTGGATAGAATCTTGCTGGCTAATGCGCTGATTTTATTTATCATACTACTAGTTTTAAATCTTTCAAAGTTTCATTAATCCTATGAATGCCTGCATCGTAATACTCTTTATCAATTTCAAAACCAATAAACTTTCGATTGTTATTAATACAAGCCACAGCAGTAGAACAACTTCCAGAGAACGGATCTAATACGACATCACCTGGTTGCGTGACTAATGCTAATAGCCGTTCAATCAACCTAACCGGCTTCTGGGTAGGATGAATAGCGCTGTAATGGTCACGCGCTTGTTTGATTATCGATTTTTCGCTCGTGCCGGCTTCTATTGCCGACATGACATTACACGCTCTGTCTCCTATCATCATATCACCATGAAGGTTATTTTTATTGGATTTTTCATTTTTGTATAAATCAGTCCTTATTATTGATCTCTCTGTACATCCATTTGTCATAGCCCTAGATACAGCAGCGCATCGATCTTCTCCCATGAACCCAGTTTGAGCAGTTGCATGATATCCATGCTTTTTGTTTTCTTTATAAGAAGCTGTATTGTTGATAAGAAAATTTTCCACTTCCTTTAAAGATTTAGGATTATGAAGTATATTCCTCAACCTCTTTATATCCGCTAATATCGAATCTATATCATTACATTTAGCCTCTATATAAGGTACTTTGCATCTATTTATTTTCCCTTTTCCTACACAGTGTATACTAATAGTCTCATGAACCCTCAATAGAGGCAATAGAGGGGATGTTATATATGACTTATTCCATATAACTTCTTCCTTAAAAGAAAAGCCTAATTCGGAAAGAATAGTGTTCCAACGATAAAAGGAAGTGCCTCTCCCGAACAAAACCACAAATCCATTAGGTTTTAAGACACGTGCAAATTCAAGGAATAAGGACTGTTCATCAAACGGACGCTCCAATTTTTGCCCTTTCAAATACAGATATGGTGGGTCAGTTAAGATACAGTCTACACTTGCATCAGGAATACGCTTAATTCCTTCCTGGCAATCTTCGTTATATATTTTATTTATCATATTCATACTTTCTTTTTAGGTGGTTTAATTTGTACGTACCTTTTATGCGATTCCGGAACATGGAAGCATTTTGAACAATAAACAATACCTCCACACCATCTATATGAATGTCCGAATAATCTGCATATTAAATTCATATTCTTTTTATTAATAATCACTTGGTGGCTGACGGTCTTTACATCCCCGTACCTCACATTTCTTAAAATTCAATGCCTGATTTTCAAGTTCCAGTTTTGCGTTTCTAGCTTGTAAATCCCGGATACGCTCACGATCTTCATTCTTCTCAACATAAAGTTGGTCGATCTTGGTATCCAGTTCATGAACTTTGGCTTCTTTCTTCTCGTACAATTCTTTCCACTCGGCTGCATACTGGGTTATATTCTCCGCCTCCGCCTTCTTAGCGGCAGCGGCTTCTTTTCTCTTCTTCGAATCGTAGAACTGGAAGGCTCCAATGAGGGGAAGCAGGATAGTTGCTACTATACCGCCTACCACTGTTATTATCTGACTGATTTGTTCCATATTACACCAAACAAGTTAGATAAACGGTTAACAACGAAATTACCTCTATCCAGAACATAGGCTTTCTCTTTATAAAGTCAGAGATGAAATTGCCTGTCCAGTGCTTCTTCATGGAGATAACCATGTACGCAATGAATCCAGCCCATAATAACAGCCAATACCAACTATTGCAACCTACCCATATCTGGGAGAAGATCAACGACATGGCAGCACCGATACAATGGGCGGTTTTCTGGCTTCCTTTGAAATTGGGAGATACACCCAATACAATCATCCCGACAACCGAAAGAAATACGAGAAACTGGCTGTTTTCCGTACTTGCTTCAAATGCTGCCGGGAGAAGCAATGCACCGGAGCCGATCATGCACAAACCGAACCAGAACTTATGCGTCAGGGCATAGTAGGTATCACTGATAGAATACGGGATTTCCTTCATTTTCTTTATCATTGCAAAAACGTAACCGGCAATGAGGATGAACGACATTAATACTAGTAGAATCATAGCTTTATCTGTTTATAGTTTATATATTTATTCTTCTTGTGATAGAGCATTGCTGACAGCTATTCGATCAATGACACGAGTAAATAACTGCGTATACTTTTTTAGAGATTTAGCTTGTTCAGGAGATATATCAACTTCTCCTTTCCCGTATATATCTTGAGCAAGATTAAATTCTCCAAGATCACCTGTATTTTGATAAATCGCATTTCCGAATGCTTTAGATACATCGACGGTACTCTTGTTCCCTTCGAGATCGGTTAATTCTATTTTTCGAAAGTCTATTTTCATAATTATTTTGGAAGAAATAAATTATTCACAATATATGGAGCAACACTTGTTTGAATTTCTGCTGTGATAAAAGTTTTAAATCCCCAAGCTTCAATACTATAAGTTTGAGAATTAGGATGGTTGTATATTACCCTTTTGGGATAATTTGAGTTATTAACAACTGTAATTTCTTTATACATTGCGGATTCGCATATTCGTAGTACGCTATCCCCGCTACCTTCCATAACAACACAGTCAATTGGTCGACCTGATTCAGGATATTTATGTTCTGAAGTATCAGTGCCATATCCATATACATGCACATAAAAATTAGCACTGTAGTTAGCAGAAACTGTTATTTTAGTCATCTTGTAATGCCCGAATTCGCCACGACACCAGATGTCAGAAGCGTAAAATCTCCAAGAACGCTTTTCGGTTTCATTGTAGCCCTGTTGATACAAATCACCAGAAATCCAAGTTTTTGAAAAATCAATATTAAGCGAAGATGAAACATTACCTCCAGACCCATCAGAGTTAAAAGAAATCTTACCTTGTATGTTACCTTCATTATCAACAGCTTGCAATTCCTTAAAGGTTCCCGTTGCCCCCTTTAATTTTTTTACTTCCAAAGTATCAACATCAATAAACTCCGTCTTTATCTTGCCGGCTTCTATGAAAGTCTTTCCGCCTACGGTCATTCCACCGGTTTCAGGTAGGGCTATTTGACCTCCTTTTGTCAATTCAACGGTTGTTACATTATGCTTGATAGCTCCCCCCGTAATCATCCAGCCCTCTGTTTTCTCAAGGTTCCCCACGAATATCCCAGAAGAACCTAAAACATCAATCGTCGCATTTTGAGCAAGAAGGACGTTTGTTGCTATGTTCTCGAACTCGCTGAACTCTTCCCACTTTGTTGAGTCAAAAGAAGTTGTAGACGTATGCGTGATCTTACAAAGTTTGTTCTGACCGTCATAGATTACTGTATCTATGAATGTCTCATTGTTATAATACTCGGTGTTTTCTTTCCATACTCCACGGGGACGGAGCATTGCACCGGGTAACCCTGTTTTTCCTTGGCTTCCAGTGATGCAAGCCGGATCGCTTTCCCATGTCGAACCATTCGTATAAGTTACCTTTGTTTTAGTCCATAGGTACTTACCATCCTCCCATGCTGGAGACGTGGTAGACCATGCTCCGCCTTCCAATGATGAAGAAGAGGTTGACAGGTAAAACAAAACATCAACGGCACTTATCCCTACGCCATCGTTTCCGCTTGGTCCCTTTCCACCTGTTACACATACCGGATCTGTCTCTGTATATGTATTGTTAGTGTAGGTGATAACTACACGTGTCCAGATGTATTTGCCATCCTGCCATGCCGGAACAGAAGTCTGCCACGATCCACCGGTAGGCGTGCTGTATGATGTAGACAGGTAATATTGTTCGGCAACACTCTTGACTCCGATCCCAGTTTCACCCGTGGAACCGGTAGAGCAGATAGGGTTAGTGGTTGTTGATGTGCTGTCTGTATATGTTATTACTGATCTAGTCCAAATATATTTCCCATTTTCCCATGCCGGAGGCGTTGTGCTCCAAGAACCACCAACCAAAGAATTAGAAGAAGTAGACAGATAATACTCTTCGACAATGCTTAATATTCCCCTACCATTATCCCCTGTACTACCCTTACCTCCGGTGATACAAGCGGGATTGGTTTCAATAGACGAACCATCTGTATATACCACTTTAGTTTTGCTCCAAATGTATTTCCCATCTACCCAAGTTGGTGAGTTTGTAGACCATGAACCACCGGAAAGGGAGGTTGAAGAACTGGATAGGTAATAAAGGACATCAACGCTCTGTACGCCTTTACCGTCTTTTCCATCTTCGCCTTTTCCCCCTGTAATACAAACAGGATTACTTTCTACAAAGGTGTCGTCTGTATATGTAGTTTTTGTCTTACTCCACATATACTTGCCATTAACCCAAGTGGGAGCAATAGTACTCCATTCTCCACCGATTAACTCGCTAGAAGAGGAGGAAAGATAATAAAAGACATCAACCGATTTAACACCAAGCCCATTCTCACCAGCTCCACCGGTTACGCTAATTGGATCAGTAGTAGTCGTTGAATCGTCAGTATAAGTAATAACCGAACGTGTCCAGATATATTTGCCTTTCTCCCAAGTTGGGGGTGTCGTACTCCAACTTCCCCCTGTTAGTGACGTTTGAGAAGTGGATAAATAATATTGCTCTACGATACTTTTTACTCCTTTTCCTGAAGTTCCATCTTCCCCTTTAGAAATAACCTTCAACCAGTCAGTAGAAGAATCTGACGGTTCCTGCGTAGTCGTAGATTCAATGCAAATCCATGTGCTTCCGTTGTGGGTTACTTCGTCGTAATACCAATACATCCCCGCTTTCCATTCACCTTTGAAAGCCGGAACCGGTACTTCCGTCACACCATCGTTTGAAATCTGTTTGATCGTACCGGTCATGTAGATTCTGTTAAGATATGCACTATACCCGGTCATATCTATTCCAAACAGTTTCAGGTTAGACAGGTCTCCCAACTGCATGGCAATCATATCCTTTGTGATCTCCCAGTTGTTTACACCTTTAAGGAAACGGATATAATTCTGCGTGGAATAGCTCGACTTCTGGCGTTCCGCATTGGTGAAGTTACCGTAGCAAACAAAGTGCATAGCCCTTTGAGGATGGTAAGTATATCCGCTGCGGAGAACGTATTTAAAAGAACCATTATCCAGCTTTTCGGTGATCCGGAAATAGGTTGTCTGAAAGCCTGTGTCATTGTTAAAGTTAGCCTTGCAAATATCATCCACTTCAACAGCTGCAACCTCGCCCGGTTCAAGCTTCAGGTAAACGATGCTGTTCTCTTCGTCCACTGATTCGATTATACCGCCTCCGGGTGCGTTCCATTCCTCACCCATGATAACTGATACCCGGTTATATCGCAATTCCGGCACTTCAAGGAAATCACGTAGGCGCAACGACTTCGCATCTATATCACCGGCTGGCGTTATCAGCCAGCCAAGTAAGTTCTGAACATATTCTTCAGATGAAATTTCTTTGGAGAAAGTTGCATATTCAGCTATTATTTTTTGAATAACAGCCTTTGTTTTAACGTCAATACCAGCAAGGAAAGTTATATTTCCTTTAGCTTCATCGTTTTTTATTTTACTGATATATTTACCGTCAGACTCTTCTCCTGTATTTATAGGAGATAGTTTATAATGCTTTCTTCCATCCGTGTCTGGAATTTCAGTATCTATCAGTAATTTATATATTCCTCCGTCTACTTCTACGGAAATAATCTGTCCCGGATAAGGAAAATATTCTTCAGCATCTGTATTACGAGCGTAAGATGTAGCATCCTCCAAAGTTTTGAAAGTTGCAGTAGAATCAATAGGTCTTCCTGTTGTTCTTTTATATTGTAATGCAAAACTACTTCCGTTTATTTTTACCATAGTCGTTATGCTGTTTTAAAAGTAAACGTATCAGCATCATTCAATCCCGGTGTTTGAACGATCCACATTTTATAATTAATAGCGGCACTTCCATTGGCTCCTTCTACGGAAATATCCACTGGACCGGTAGTAATACCTGTATCTTCTATGAAGTTCCCTGGGTAAGCGGTTAATGTCAATTCCTTTATCACATCATCTGGAATACATACAGCAACCATCTTCCACTTCTCAACAGAGAATTTGTAAGTTCCGCTCCCATTATAAAGCCCGTTAGATGGCAAGGAACGCACTTCGGCAGATGATGTAGGAATTGAATTACATATTCCTGCAAACCATTTGCGATGAACATTTACGCTAATTCTATCCGTTAAAGTTATTCCTGGTATAGTCCCATCTTCACTTGCTGCGTATACAACCGTCGCTGTATATGTCTCATTTTTAGTATACTGCCCGATTAATGTTCTTGTAGCTGTCTGAATTCCATTAGATTCAGGAGAGAACTCTATTTTGTTTTCTTCGTTTCCGTCATAATAAGCCTTTGTTATTTTCCCTTGACTTCCTCTATTTGAAGTATAAGTAATTACTCCTTTGGCTGTCCCAAATTCAACGTCATTTGGAGTAGAGATACGTCCTGTCAAAGAAGCATTATTTATACCACTAAATATTGAAATAAAGATTTCTTCATAAGACATACCTCTATGAAGAGTTTTCCCCGGCTTGACAAAACCCACTTGTGGAGAAGTTACTATGAGGTCTTTGCTTAATGAAGAAGAACCTCCTATTTCTTTTACATTTCCTTTATTGGTTTGAATAACAATTCTTGGCGAAGAATCCTCATCATGTATGTACACCTCTCCCCTGTTTAATCCTTCAAGAGAATGATCTTCCTCTGAAGATGGATTATCTACAACTGCAGGGGGATAAATAGGAGCACCTTTCTCATCTACATCACTACCATGCCATAATATTTTGGATATATGCTTCTTCATTATACCTCAATCTTGTTAGTATTAATAAAAGCGACTTTAGCTTCATCATATTGAAGCATCTCACCATTTTTAGGATTGTCTACATTGAATCCAACTAAATTTATAGCAGAAGCCCGCCCTGGTATTCCCCCTATTCCTGTTATATCATTTATAACTGGCTCTAATGCGATTGACATGGAAAACATCTGACCATCTTCTGAAATAGGAGATATTTCTGGAGTGGAATTTCCGGAGCGCACATATCCCCTTCCATTAACCTTGAAATCAGAGACACATAGGATTTTATTGATAAACTGCGCAAACCAGTACGGAATCCCTGATGCGTTTCCACATGTTAAAGAAAACGTGTCGTATGGAATAGAATATAGTTCTATAATTTCCTGCTTTTGGTTTCGGAATTGTTCATTTTCAACCTGTGGGGAATATCCTGCAGGTTTAAATCCGGCTTCTAGTCTAAAATTGAATATCTGCTGTTCATCATCAATCCAAAAAATATTATCAAATGGAGAATTATTATCTTTATGGGAATACGAAATAAGTGATGTTTCTTCGAGTAAAAGGCTGTCAGAGCAAACCGCAAACGGCTCACTCAAAACTCGAAAATCTCCAGAAGCGTCTGCTACTTCTATTTCATATACGGAGTCTGACAGACCCGTAATATTATAATAGTACATTTTTGTACTATCATTAATTTCATATTCCAGTAGATAAATACTAGTCTGTACCTTAGATATTAAATCATGAAGGTAAGCTCTTACAGTATGGGAAGGGTCATTTGAAAAGATTTGTATCAAGATGCTGTCATTTGCGTGGAAACGCTGGATATAGTCTACATCTTGCTGAAATTTGTTCTTTATAGGATCAAAGAACAATGGACATATGTCACCGATTTTAATCATACAGTCTTTTCGTTCTTAAATGGGTAAGGTGCCGCATGACACTTCATCGCAAATATAGTAATTATTATAATAATCACAAAAAATTAATTGATAAAAGATAATGCCACATTTAGCTCCTTCTTTTACCTTATGTTTCTACATTTTTCACAATTAGGCTATAGCTGGTCGCCTGTTCTTTACCAATATTTATTTTTAATTGCTTAATATACCCAGTTATAGTTTCACCTTTGTTCTCAAATGATATTAAACCTGCCAAATCATTAGGAACACCAATATCACTTGTCTCTATTTCTACCTCTGATACCGTAAATAATCTTTCAGGGATTGAGAAATCATCCGTTTCCTTTACTCCGGCTATAGAAACATCACTATTTCCATCGGAAGATGCGAATTTAAGAAGGTTAGTACATGCTCCAATATATTTCTTATTGGCTTCCAACATGAAGCGTGGGGAGTAATTGAGGTTAAACATTGTGTCCGGACTTAGCAGACCGGAAAGTTGGTCTTCAGTATATGGTCTGTATAAGGGCAAAGGCTGGTCTACCGGTACGGAATCATCACACTCTACGAAGAAAACATCATTGTCACTATCGTTATCCGTTGTATCCTCTCCCCTCTTCTGTACCAGAAACTCTATCCCGTAAGCATCGGCACGGTACGGGCTTATCAAAGAAAGTGTATTGTCAGTTAGTTTTAAGCCTGTGCTAAATTCATTGGTAAAGCGGAACTCGTCACGCCCATTAATTGAATCGTAATCTTGCTTGTCATACCCAACTTTCACAGAGGAATAGATTAAAGAATCGTTCACAGAAAATTCATAGTCGTTTATTTCTGTTCCCAAGTCCTTAACTACCGTTGAACTAAACAGCTTATCACGGTGCATAAATGTTACGGTGTTTTCATTTATAACCGGCACATAGCCAAATTCCGCCTCCATCCATTCGCAAAACTTCTTGTAAGAGGTGTATATTTTAGCTTTAGGAAGTCCACGGGCACTTTCAGCAGCCATGATATACGTCCTCTCTAATAGTCGGTTAAACTCAATTGGAGTAATTCCTCCAGATGATGGAAGTGTTACATCAATAACCCCTTCGTGGTCTATCGTGTTTTCTGTCATGCTATCCAATAGCTTGGAAAGGATGGTGTTGGGAGAAATTACGTTAACATCAATAGAGTTTATCCTAGATTTAAAATTTATACTGAATGAAAAATTAGGGAAAACGATATCGATATTATTACCAACATCCCTACTGAAATATATACGTATTGCAAAAATTAGAGATTCTCCCTTTGCTAAATAAACATTGGATATGACGTCATTTATATATTTATAAAATCCATCACTCTCATAAGATTTAATCTCTGTAGCGCTTCCTGCAGAATCTTTTTTAAATATCAATAGAAATATTTTTTCAATTCCTCCAGCGTATGTTGTTACGTAGTAATCAGTCCTAAAATTAATATCAACGTAAATGTCAGATAGGGCTTCTATAAATGGAGAACATTCATTTAAATTCGATAGTTCTGTGAAAGATACGTCGTCAAAACGCAATGGAGAATCCAATTTTGGGAGTTCACTATTTTCTAGTTTGTATAAAGGTATCGAGTAATGGTAAGGACTGCTTGTGGAAGCAAAAGTCTTTTGAATATTTATGTATGCTACTCCATCCGATTCGTAAGATAATCCTCCTAATGTATATTTGCCTTCATACTGAAATTTAAGACCATCATACTTTAGATTGCTAGTCTGAAGATCAGCTACTAGATATTCATATTGAATGCTCTTCTTCGCCTTAATAATAGCGGCTAGAGTATTATCAATAGCATTAATAGAAACTACAGAACCATCTTCCGAATAAGTAGAGAAATCCAGTGCACACCTGAAAACTTCGTCCCAGTTCCAACTATTGTTTCTTTTATAAAAAACAATACCGGCTTTAGAGGAAAGGTAGTTTTTATAAAACTCCTCCTTCAAAAGGTCATAGGAACGATTGACAAATTCAAATTGTGTACTAAAAGACCGGATAACCCCATCGTAACTACTTCTTTTGTAAGCCAATTCAAAATCATCCCAATTTTTGAGATCGTCGGTTGCTTCGTAGGATATTCCGTTTATCAATATCTGGCATCTGAAATACATATCTATTTACGTTTTATTGATTTACTCATAGACTTTACATCTTCACACATACGCTTTACCATGAAGGCGTATTCCTTTGCGCTGATCTCATTCTTCCGGATCTGCATCCCGTAATGAGACATAACGGCTACACGTTCACAGACAAAGTAGTTTTTATCCATTTTTGAGGCACTTTCCGGCTTTTCCTTGGCATTTATCCGCTCAAGCATATATTTACTCATAGAAAGGATGGAAGCCGCTTTCTTGCGTATCTTATCGTGTTCGGAAGGGAAATAAGAGAATCCAAACTCTGAAAGAATATGCGCTGCGTCCGCCCAATCCTTGTTTTTAATCATGATCTCAACTCCTTTCATGCACTCAATTTTTATGTGAAGGTTGATGATATTGTTTCTTTGGGACATTTCTGATAGAAAAGAAGCTCCTCCGATTATTTCCATGTATTCGGTGATAAGCTTTTCCGATTGTTCAGAAAGTTCTTCTTCAGAGTGTTCCCCTTCGATAATAAGCTTGCTTTTATCTCCGGTAAATACATCTATGAATGTATCTAGGGGGATTTTGTCCAGGTCGGTGTATAGCATAGTTTTTACGTTCTCCTTCACACGTTGATTATGTTATGTTAATAAACAATTGGTTCATCATTAGTTAGATCGGGTGGGCATAGCCTCTTTCTCATACCTTCTCTTTCTTGTTCCATAGCCTTTATTCTTTCAGCAAAACCACCTTTACTAGAAGCCAGATTTGAACTGTTTGTTTTTATATTTGGACATTCTTTTTTTAATAATTTTTCTATAACAATAGAACTAAACAGCATTTTTAAGGCTACAGATTTTTCTCCCAGATCTTCATCGTGTACGACGCAATCCTTGCCTTTCATTTTATCCCACAATGCTTCAGACAGCTTATTTCCCGAAAGATTAAATATACAAGATATATCATCTCTTTCTAATTCCACCTTTAATGTAATCTTTTCCATATCACTTATTCTTGGTTATTACAGTCTTCTTAAAATCGAACGCATATCAGACGCTCTTGATATTTTTCTCAATGTTCGGTTGGTCTTTCGACTTTCTCCGTACAAATCATCAAATTTCCGTTCCAATCTCGTATAATCGTTATTAATGTTAACAATCACCGGATCACCGTCGTTACTTCTCCTTTGCCTATCCAGCATCAAAGCGTCAGAATGCAAAGACATCTTGCGATAATCAACCAAATTAGGGATAACTCTTGCTCTCTTTGGAATATCTACCAATGTGGGGACAGATGGAGTGATATAAGCTCCGTTATCTGTTTCAATCACTTCCTGTCTGCCTCCATCACCGACAATAGCCAATCCTCCGGGATGGTCTTTGGTTCCCTTTGCGTATTTGGGTACAGGTTGAGCGGCAATAATTGCAATTTGGGCGGCTCCCATGGCAGCTATAACAGCTGCAAGAACAGCACCTGCAATAGGTCCGGCCTGCGCAAAGGCTTGCATTATTGCTAGAGAGGTGGCAATAGTGGTTTGAACAATAGAGTTAGCCTTTTGCCACTTGGCCTGCCTTTGCTCCAATTCGGCTTTTTGCTTTTCCAGTTCTTTGTTTTTTTGTGCAGTCCTATCTTCTGCCGCTCTCTTTCTTGCTTCCGCTTCCTCCGTAGAGATAGCCCCATCTTCTGCCAGCTTTCCTATACGTTCTATCTCTTCTTCTCCGGCTTCCTCGTTCTTTTCCTGTTGTTCTTCTATCTTCTCTATTTGTTGGTCGTACATTCCAACCATGATAGAAGTTAGCCCCTCCGATATTGCACTGATACTACCTAATAAATCTTCAATTTCTAGTTTACCATCACGGACAACTTTTGTAATTAGGCTCATTAAACCACTAAACAAAGTACCTAATCCATCTACAGCATTATTGCTGACATATTCCAAATGCTGTAATGAAGCCTCCAACTCTACCCAATACTTCTTTTCATCTTCTGTTTCTTCATCTCTGGCTTTTTTCTTAGCGTCACGTACTTCATTAGCTAATTTTATTTCAGCTTTCGCTAGAGCTTCTTTTATTTTAAACTTTTCCTCATCAGACAAACCGGAAATCTCTATTTGCTCTTTGAGGAGATCAATCGCTCTTTGAGCTTCTTGAAGAGCGTATTTTTGAGTTATTTCAGCTTTGTTTTTTTCGTATTGTTCTTTAGAAATGATTCCCTGCCTATATCGTTCTAATTCATCATCAATCTCTTTTTGCATGTTTTGGGAAGATACAATAGCTAATGTTGCATATTCTCGTTGCTTCTCCTCCAATTGATACTTAACAGAATCTTCTACCCTCTTCCTTTCTTCTTCGTCTATTTTATCCAGGTATTTTTTGTCAATAGCCAGCAACTCATTTCGAAGTATTTCTTCATAATTAGCCCTTAACTTATTTTCTTCCTCTGAATTACCTTTGATGGATGCTATATTTTCCTCATACTTCTTTTGCGCCAACGCTCTTTCTTTTTCATACTCGTCATCTATAAGGGAAATACGGGTATCGGAAAGGCGTTTAGCGATGTCTTCTTGGTATTTAGCTTGTTCATCAGCCGATTTTTTATCTTTACCTTCTGTTTTCCCTAAGGGGTTTAATAAATCGTCTATATTTAGTTTATTTTCAAGTTTTATAGTTTGTCGTTCATTTTCTCTCAATTTACTTTGCATTTCAGATATTTTTTCATCCAAATCAGCAGCTTCTTTCCTTAAATCATAAATATCTCTAGCTGCATTAGTTGCAGCAGCTGGGCCTTTAGTCAATCTTCTTTCTGCATCCCGTATTTTATTATTCAAAACACTACGTTCGTAAAATAAGTTGTTTAATTGATCTTCGTATTCCAACTGTTCTTTAGACCTTTCTACTAGCTTATCCTGTATAGCTCTTGCTTGTGCAGTTTTCAAGATTTGCCCAGCTAATCTGTTATAGGAATCAGCAGCCTTACCGGCTAAAAAATCTTCATTGCTTATATTTTCGAAATATTCAGGAAATTTCCTCTGCAACTCATCAACAGCTGCATTTCTTTCTTGCATTGAACGTGATGTATCTTGGGTTGCTTTATATAATAATTCTAGCTCTCTTCTCTCTTTGATGGAAGAAGTTCTTCCTTCTTTTATCGCATCTACCCACATTCTTTCAGCAGAAACAATATCATCTATTGCCCCCTTACCTTTAAATAAGCTAGCTACCCAGTCCATTATATCTTTCCCATATACAGAAAGCAAAGTAATACCTACTACCAAAGCTGTTTGCCAACTAAGAATAGATTTTGTAAGCTGCTTCCATACAGGAATACCTTTTTGTCCGGCTTCCTGCATTGCCTGATACTCAATTCTTGCCTTCTTCAATTCATCAGCAAGCATCGGCAAGTTGTTGGATATTGCAAGAAAGAAAGTATTCCATCCGACAGCCAAAGATGGCAATTCACGTGCAACTTGCTGGACAGAGACGTTTAATCCATTCCAATGAGACGCATAATTACCTACATTTCTTTGGTAGTTACCCATTTGAGCATCAATTGACTTAAGCTCATTTTTTAGTGTTGAAATCTGATTTAGCAAACCTTTTCCAATATCATTACTTCTTAATGCAGGAGAAAGATCTTTAAATCTTTTCTCTAATTGTAATACAGCCGCACTCATTTCATTATAACTACCAGCTGACGAAATAACTACGGCTGCATGATTTCTAAGAAGTGCTGAATATTGTTTATTTTGAGCATTTAATTCTTGCTCTTTTCGTGTTAATATGTCTACTTTAGCGATATAAGCATCACGGCTCATTCCACCACGCTGGAACTCTTTAGACAATATCTCTAATTCTTTCCTTACATCTTTTAGGTTGATCTTATTCTCTGTAAGCTTTCTATTTAATTCTCCTGCGTGTTGGTCATACGCCATTACATTATTAATGATTTCAGCGTATTGTTTAGACGTGAGGCTTATTGCTTGATTCAGCTGATTTGTAGATTGCGCATAAGATTGATTAGATTGTGAGGCTGAATTTTGTGCACTGGAGGTACTTTGAAATTTAGAAGAAAGCCCATCCAAATAACCAATCAATTTGTTTATGGACTTTCCCATATCATCAAATTGCTTCGGTAACGTATTTAACGTAAGCAATTTGGTTACCTTGTTGCCATAGTCTTCCAGTAGTTTGTTCTGTCTTTCCTGAATAGACGCCAACTTGTTTTGAGTAGTAATAAGATCGTTTAAAGTCTTATTATACGCATTGGATTTATCGGAAAGTTCTTGATAATTTTTAGGACTGGTTTTCATCCCACTTGCCAATAGCTCTATAAATTGCTTATAGGCGGCATAGTTTTCATTGAATTCTGTTTTTAGCTTCTTTAGATCGTCGAAAACGCCCTGATCGACTACATCGGTAATTTTTAATTCATTAGCCATATAACGTGCGAATTAAGTACCATGCCACTTGACACAGTTTCCGCACAAATATAAAAAGAATTGGCGAATTTTACAAGCTATTTAGAATCAATAAAGATAAGATAAAACGGCAAAAGAAAAGCGGAGGTTACTCCGCTTCTATAAATTAAATTCATATCTATCCAAGAACATTTCTTTGATTCGATCTTTTTCTGCATTAACATCTCCACATATTCTATTTACCATCAAATAAGAACTGATTTCCTTAAACTCGTAATGCTCAAACCTATCTCTAGTAAATAACATATTTGATATAACTTTGTAAATCCTAAATCTTTGGTTGTTGTCTTTTCCTTCTGTTTTACGAGCATATATATCAATACTCCTTGCTCCGTTTATGGCAAACGATGCATTAGGATGCTTTCTTAGAATTTCTGGAACCAAATAGGCGCATGTTACAAATATTCTTAAAGAATTAGTATATCCGTGAGCTTGAAGAATACGATTATACTTTTTATCTAACTTTCGGTCTCTTGCAGCATAAAATTTCAGGGCAAAAACAGAATCATGTGCTTCTACCCTTACAATATATTTTAAACGTTGATATTTATCTGTTCTATCTGTATAGAACTTATATATGTATGAAAAATCAAAAGCGTCTCCCTTTAACGGTGACGCTTTTTGTATAAAATAGTATTTGTACGGAGATATTTTATCAAGCATTATAAAATTACTCTTCTATTAATAGATACAAAACAACATGAGGTACTTACTACACTCCCTTCTCCGACAATAGTTCTCAAGGGAACCTCTTTTTCATTATCTAATGGTTCCCAACCAAGCCTCTCGCCTTTAGTTTTTAATATGCGAGTTCTCTTTTTTTTCAGAGTCTTTTTACATACTCCTCTTTTAAGTTCACTTCCCATTAGTTTCTTGGTTTAATTTATGTTTTACGGATTACTCTCTATAGATTATATTTCAAATAACAAAAGAATATACAGGGATTCTTCTCTTCTCAAGTTCTTGTTTGGAAACGTCAGTCAATACAAACTTAATGTTAGATTTGTTTTTTCTAACATCAGTAGAAGAGTCTCTTTTTAGAAAACTAGTCTTTTTCGATTTTAACTTTATATTTCCCATTTCAAATGAATTAGAATAAACTCTCTATAAGTAGCACCTATAGTATCACTAACAGAATTAGTTATATCTTTGTTCGTAACGTATTATAGTTACGTTACTTTGATGCGCTACTTCGATGGTGCAAATATAAATAATACAAATCAAGATTGATTGATTGATTGAATAATTAACTATGTCTGTTATTGGTTTTTAACGGTTTTAACTCTTTAGAAACAAAAACGCCCATCAAAAGATGGGCGGTAATTTGAATTTAAAAGCTCTGAATTTATAAAGTAGCAGATTGTAACTCCGCTCCGATATTCTTTATGGTATCGAGAATCTTCTTTGTAGTTGATTCTCCAGCAAATGCAAGCCCGTTTTTGTATTGTCGCATTTTAGACTCATTGATTCCTGCCTTTTTAGCAAACTGACTCACATTAATCCAATCAAAGTAATTAAAGAAAGATTGAAGATCATATTTAAAAGTTACATCTATATGCCCCACTTCATCAGGAAGAACATTACCTTCTTCTGCAATCATTTCCTTTGCCTCTTTAATACTTTCCATGAAATCAGCTTTTGCCTCTTCCACACTTGAACCATATCCGCCCAATCCGTGATTAAGCAGCATATCATCCGAATAGATGGAATATAAACCATCTGTTCCCTTTTCAATAATAGCAAGTATTTTCATAACTCTTTGTTTTTGATTTGAAATTTAAAAGCCATTGAAATGTGTTTTCTCAATTTAGTAAGAAAGTAGCAGGGATTAAATCCCCGCCATCTTCTTAATGCTCTTTAATGTGCCGTCTCTCATTTCTTGACTTTCATGTCTTGGTACTGGAAAAGTCTGTTTGGTTATCGGACTATACCATATATCATGATTAGCACCATGACGATGAATAAAACAGCCGGCCTTCGTTAGCATCCTTACTAACTCTGATACTTTCATAATTTCAATGAGCTTTTAAATTCAATACAAAGGTAACGTTTTTGTTACTATTCAGCAAATAAAACAGTAACAAATTTGTTACTACATTGATTATTTAACATTTTTAGCTAGAAATGAGTTAAGAAAGAAGGAAAAGAGAAGTAATTAGAAACAAAAACCGCCCCTCTTGCGAAGGGCGGGAATGAGTTAGGAGATGGAAATATGATTAATGATTATTTTTTATGCTGCCAACAATATATACTACCCTTGCTAGCCTTGCGCTTACATTGGGTACCTTTTTGTGTTATAGCTTGGCATCTACCAGAAGAGGAAGAACCGCCTGAATTTATATATGAGGACTTCCAAAACTCGTATCTAGTTCCATCGACTTGATCTATATATATCCCCAATGACGCTTCCCAAATTCTACCGAAGTTTTCTTCATCCGAAGTTAACACCTGGTCTCCGTCAAAGTAACCGTCAAAAGAAACATTCTCATTGCTGTTTTTATCAACATATAAACTTATTCTTATGGTATTACCGACCTTGAATATTTCGCATCCTCCTTCTGCATCTGAATAAAAGTCTGTATCAGTAAAACAGCTCTTTAATTCATAATCACCAATGAATTGGGAAGGATCAAGTTTATCATCGTCTTTTGAGCAAGAGATGAATAATAAAGACAATAGTATAAATAAAACGTTTTTCATGATTACTTTTTAGTTATATATTTTAATTTTACAAAACTCCACCCATTGCAACATATAAGTCTAATGCGTCTTTTATCCCTTCTATCTCTTTTTTAGTAATGGTTCTTATGTCGTGATATTGTCTCCCTACAAATTTTATTTTTGCCTTTTTAGAAATAGATAGAGCTTTTATTATCTCAAGAGTATTGGTTGTTAATTTTTCATCACACCATTCCCATATATTAGAATCATGATCGGTTTCAACATTATTGGGTATAAATTCATAGGCTTTCCCATCAATAGAAAATTGATATTTACGGATAAACAACCAATCCTCTGAATAATATTGTATCCTAATCCTAAAATTTGATACCCCATCAACGTCTTTTTGAAAATAGCAATACAGACTATTCTGGTTTGTATATTTAGGTGCAGATTTCGGCACTATCCATGTTAATCCTCTTGGGTCAAACTCATCTTTTTTAAAAGAGAATAATGGGATAAGCTCTTTTATTTTTATTGAATCAATGGGATTTTGTGCCTTTTGACTATTATTGGGATATATCTCTTTTATACCACCACCCAAAGAAGCTATTTGTTTCTCTATCTCATCAAGTATCTTATTATCAACATAAACTTTAACTTCTTTCCCCTCATCGTCATATAATGAAAACCTTATTGGTATGCTAGCAAATTCCATTCCAGCATCTTTCATTTCTTTTGATACCTTTAATGATATACAAAATTTTTTATAAGCTTCTAGGTATGCTATAGAATCATTTTTAGCTATTATATTTTTTGCTTCTTTTTCTTTTTGCTCATAAGATTCACCCAATATAGACTTCTCTTTTATTATCTCTACATACTTATATGACTTATTACAACTCGAAAAAACAAATATTACTAAAAATGAAAATAATACCCTTTTCATGTATGTGTGTTTTATGTTATACAATATGACAAAATAACTGACAACTCTTTATAAATGCAAGAAAATTAACATATATCTTTATGGCATACGCAAAAAAGTTGCTTTTACTTGCTTTTTTCAAAAATAGTTTGTATGTTTGCGGTGTTCAACATATATAAATCACCTGTGCGAGCGGAGCTTGCATTAATCATGCGAGCATTTTTTATGCTTGTTTTAAAATATTGAGGTATATTGTACCCCCGTGTGGAACTGTAATGGAACCACAGCATAGGTGATATGTGTTGAACAGCGGGAAAGGCAATATACCTTTTTTATTTATTGTTATGTTCAACAATATCACCAATCAAAATCAAACGAATAATAGTAGTTTGATGGCGACGTTAATCCACGAGACGGACAGAATGAGTTCGCTTGAAATTGCGGAACTCACAGGAAAACAGCACGCACATATTATGCGTGATATCAGGAAGTTACTCTCACAAGGTGTTACTGCATCCAATTTTGGATTGAGTGAATACAGAGACTCTACCGGTCGAAAACTCCCCTGCTTCGAACTCACCAAGAAAGGATGTTTGATCCTCGCCTCTGGTTACGACGCAGTGCTCCGTGAGAAGATTATTGATCGCTGGGAACAACTCGAACTAGAGAAGTGCAAACCTCAAACTCCCCAAACCTACCTCGAAGCCCTGAAAGCCCTAGTATCGTCGGAAGAGGAAAAGCAACGGCTAGCGCAGGAGAAGAAACAACTGGAACAGCAAAACGCCAAACTCCAACCAAAGGCAGCCTTTGCCGACGCAGCCTTCGCCACCGACGACAAGGTAGATATAGGAATGTCCGCCAAGATCCTAAAGCTAGGCTTTGGGCGAAATACCCTATTCGACAAGCTAAGGAAAGCGGGCGTATTCTTCGCCAACCGAAACGAACCCAAACAGCGGTTTATTGATGCCGGTTACTTCGAGATGAAGGAGAAGTTCATCGAGCGCAACAACCATCCAGGGTTTGTCGTAACCAAAGTGCTAGTTACCCAAAAGGGGTTGGCTTATCTGAACCACCTGTTTGGCGGAAAGCCTTCAGACGGGAAGCTAGCCAAGATAGTATAACACACATCACACATTTACAGCAGTCCGTTTCAATGCCGGACAGCCACAACTATATCGAAAAATTAAACGAATCACACGAATCACACTAATAAAAATATATCACTATGGAATTTTCAGAAATTAGAGAAAAGTTTGAAGGTCTGACGGCAGACCAAGTTTGCGAACTGGCAAAGTTCGGTAAAGAGATTTTAGACCATGCCGGCATGTTCGGCTTGTCATCTGGGTTGCTGAACTTGATTAAGGATATTCTCAACGCAGATAATTATGTGTATGATGACAATAAGTGTACAATCGAGACACTTATACATATTATCAGCCTTGTTAATGATTTGACTGAAAAATGTCTGCATGAACGCAAAACCCCGTTTGGGCTTACAGGGCTAAAAGATGATAATGAATACTTAGGATTAAAAGACGAAACCAAAATAGAAGCATTATAATAGATTTGCCAGGGGTTTTCGGACCGGCACATTAGTTGACGCCAATCAGCAGGAAAGGGTAGCTTTAGGGCTGCCCTTTCTTTGATTAATTACAATGCCAACAGATTGATGATACCCTGTCTGCCAATTCCAGTAATCTTTCTATGGTAGATAATATGTCCATTGTCAGCAACCTCTTGTTTTATATCAAACCAACCAAGCGTAGAGTATTTAGTGTATGGTACCCACGTCTGATTAACTTTGTATTGTACGCCAAGTTCTTTTAAACGGTTATTAAGTTCAATTGCCGATTTAAGCCCTAGCTCTTTCGCAACCTCCGTACATGTATAGGTCTTATTGACATGAGTTAGTACTGCTACTTGTTTCTCTGCTTCAATGCGTGCCGATCGTTCTTCTTTTAGCTTAGTGAGAAGCTCGATTCCGAAATCCGGGTTGTTTAATATTTGGTCTATAACATTATCAGTAGCGTATATGCCATGCTTCCGGATAGAAGGAAGGATTTCACTAGTTACCCATTTACGAAAAGTTTTAGCTTGTGGCTTACGACTATCAAGTATTACATCATACAAACCGTCTTCATTAATAAAAATCATTTCTTGTGGTCTACCAAGAGAGTCCGGGATGACCTCATTAGTAATGACCTCACCACAAAGTCTTGTTTTTACTTGACTGGGATTTCCTAACTCAAGTACTTTACAAACATCTGCCAAGCAGAATAATGGTTCTTCACTTGTTCCGGCTACACGAACTTCACCGAAAGCTTCATTTTTGAAAATCTGAATATCATTCATACAATTTTCGTAGTGTGCCCTTTCACACACAGGAATATAAAAAAACAGTGCCGAACGCTTGAGGATCTTTCGGCACCGTTTATATATTCCCAACTCTATGGAAATACTTAATATCTTATATGCGCTTCCCCAAGCTGTATCGCACTACAAATATAGCAAGTTTTTATTATTTGGCAAACAATTATTTTATTTTTATCTCGACGGTGTTTTATTGTTCTATTTTTCCCATGACTTTTGTATAGCCCCCGTAGTTTTTCTAACCACACACCCTGAATATTGTTCTATTCTTCGCATTACGGATATATATATTCGACGAAAACTCCTTTGTATTCTTCTCCCTCTTTTGCATACCAAATACTGCCATCCTCCTTTCTGAATAGAACATACACTGATTTATCCATTTTAGCTGCCTTCTTTGCGATTTCCCGCATTTTCTCTACAGAAGCAAGCCGTTTATTACCTTGACACCAACAACTCATAATACGCCAAATTTTGAAAAGTAATTTTTGAGAGCCGGGTTAAGTACATATTTGAGGAAGTATTCACGGGACTTCCCTCCTACTCCCAATATGGCGCTTCCATACTTCCTTTCTATATCCGGTCCTATGTCGCTTCCTCTCGTTTCTATCTTCAATCCCTTTGAGGACGAAGAGACACGTATAGAATCATAGAATTCCCCTGTTATAATGAGGTTGGGAGTATAAATATCCCTAGCCGGATAACCTTGAAAAGAGGGAGTAGGTTTTGTTATTCTCTTCTTCATCTTAGCATACCCCTTTGCATTGTTCTTCCACTTCCCGGCTTCATCAGTAGCAAACCAAGGGTCATTCAAATAAGTCGGTCGCAATGGTTTATCATTCCCATTTACACCTGAATACAACTGCTCTGTCACAAATTCCCTAACAAGAGATTTGTTCGAATCCATGGTATTTTGGACCTCTCCTTCAAACCCATTAACAAAAGCTGTCACATTATCCAATGCTTCTTTTATTGTAGCCATACGCAAATTATAAGAGAAAAGGGAAGGCAAATGCCCTCCCCCTTCCTGAAAACAAACCACTTTAAATAGTATCCTCTAAAGGAGACCTGACGCCTACAATCCTATCGTAGATATCAGAGAGGATATTTTCTTTTTCAACTTCAGTCCGGTCAGAAAAAAGGACTTTATGTTTAGTAATAAACTCTTTTTTCTTCATTTTCCGCACTTCTTCGTCTACGAAATTGATTCCCTCGACTTTCATGATACCCATTGTTCAATGCCGACAACACCATTCTCTTGCAGAACCTTCGGAGACTTCAAGGAAGGAGTGCCGGTTGCCGTGATAACCAGATTTCCATTTTCGTATTTAACAGCAGATACGCCACCGTCAAAACAAGTTGTTGCACCTTCAGCCAATGCCGCACCGAAGAAAGAGGTAACATCAAGGCCACCAAAATGCTCTCTTAGTTTATAATTGTTTTCTCCAGTGTCGAGTTTTACGAGTTCAACATATACAAGTCCTTTCAAGGCTTCCACCACATCAAACTTATATACCTTATAATCGGCATTTTTCACGTATTTTTCGTAGTCCTTGAACATCGTACCTACAGTAAGGTTGGCTTCCGTACCGGATGAATCCCAGTCTTGTCCACCTGGGTACACACCAGAAAGAGGAATACCTGCAAGAATGCCGGTTCCATCATTCATGCCGTACACAACATTGTTATCGTCTACAAAGTACGCATCAAAAGCGACGCCTTTGGCAGCCATAAGGTTCGCTTTCAAACTTGCATCGTATTCGTCTACAGTCCAGACATCATCCTTTGCAGAATAGGAAGTAATTTTAGTAGGACCATATCCAGTAGCATTCTTGTTTGCTTCGCCACCAGACGGAGCATATTCAATAATAGTTTTGATCGGGAAGATTCGATTAGGTCTGTCATCGTGACAAGCGGCTTCCAACAGTTCTGCAGTTGCATTTTCCGGAAGTTTGTACCCGTGCATTGTCAGGATAATAGCCTTTACCTTTCCAGGATCAAGCAAACATTTTGAAGTACCGGTATTAAATTGAGCTACACCGGCACATTCTCTAAAATCTATTGCCATAGCACTTAATATTTTTAATTTTAATATTTAAATTCTTTATCTCAATAGCGTCGATGAAATCTCTAAATGGTTTACCGTCAGCTTCCACTCCTTTTCTGCCATATCGGTAGTTTTCCGTGTATAAATGAGGAATTACACCGTTATATTCATTAACAATATCCGGCGATGCAAGTATGCTTTTTATGAAAGCATCATAAACAGGCCGGAGAACATTGACAAACGACACTCTTTCCCTTTCCTCATTAAGATACCCCTTCCGAGTATCTACCATGATAATAAACTCAAGACTGGCGTTTGGGACCTTAGATGTACGATCCTCAATATACGGGGAATACAGGCATATTATAGGAAACTTCAGTTTACTCGTCTCTTGTGACTGGCTCCATTCGGTTAACTGACCGGCAATATATTCCCAATCTCCAAACATATAGGAAACATTACTACCATATATTTTAGCAGTATTATCTACAATATCTCTGAATATGTCATTTATTGATTTCATATTCCCAGTCCATTTATGAATTCAAGCATGGTTGTGTTAAAAACAAAGCCGTTATATTCCTTATTTGATTCCAGGAAATCATACAAATCTTCATTCATCTGCACCATATTATTCCAAGCAGAAATCAAAAGAGGATTTGGATCCGCCTTTTTATCATCAGAGGCATATACAGTCCCTACCGGAGTTTGTACTACCCCACACCGTCTAACATAGTGAAAATACACATAATTAGCGATTGGGCTATACCCTTTACTGGAAAGCTTTTCTTTCAACCTTTCCCATTTATCGATATCATTTTTGCCTGATAAAAGATATTCTATGAATTCACGGCTCATACTTTTTCCCAAGACCATTCGGAGGAACTCTCTCTCGTATAAATCGATATACGATTGGAGATTATCCCGTTCTGCTTTTCTTGTGATTGAATCATCGTCTATATCCCAGATTATACCGAGACTTAGCAATCCTGTAAAATATGAGCCGTCAATAATCATGAATTAGTCTTTTTACGTTTGGTGAAAAGTTCTTCGCATCCTAAAGCCTTGGCATCATTAACCAATTCGCTAGTCGCTTCAATTTTACCTTCTGCATAAAACTTGCTGGCAAGAGGCATGCCTACCATAACTTCCTCTCCACTTTTATACATTGTACCATCTTTGATAAACGTTACCTTGTAGCGTTTTGTCAAATTCATATTGTATTCTTTTCCCATACTTTAATCAATTGATTTAGTGATACCTTCAATAACTGTATTGAATTTGTCCTTAACAAATGCGGTCTTATATTGCGATTTGATGTAGCACATCAGTCTCTTTTCGGCAATCACCGTCACGATATTCTTTCTGAAATCATCGTTCTCCCAGCCTAGAGAGATTGAAAGAGCCCACAAGTCACGGATATTCAAATAAGAGAAATCTCCCATGATGAAATCTCCTTGCGCTACTGCAGTAGTAGTCTCAACTCTTAATCCTTGGATTAGTTCGTCATTGTACCGGAATGGGCGCAAATACTGTCCATTGGCGTCTTTCGTTAATTGCATTGAAGCATAATCGAGAGGGTTCATCAGCACTAAGTTTGGACGATAAGCCATTTCACTGGTGGAAACGATTTGCGAATAAGCTGCCACAAGAGCGTCAAACATATTAGCCCTGTCAATATAGAAATTTGTCAAAGAGAAGGCCGGCATATCTGCGGCTACACCTTTGATTTCACCAGACGTTCCAGATCCTGACAAGATCCCCTGTTCTTCTTTTATACCAAGCTTGTTCACCATTTCTGTTTGCACTTCATTCACAAAGCTTGGGAAATCAGAAAGCGTTTCTTCTGTGAATTTAGCTGCAATTGCAACTTTGGCAGCCGTAACAGTCTTTTCCGCAAGAGTTGCGTCCATCAACGGTTTTAATCCCCCTTCAGGAACCCATGCAGCATCACCATCCTTACTTACATATTCTGCATAAATAAGTGATCTACTATTTGTACCAGAAACACTAGCATAATTACGGATAACAGTTTGAGACCTTGGATTTACAGATAAATTCGGGTCAATTTCAACACCGTAATGAGGAGCCAAAGAACCGGAAGATATAACTGCAGCATCTTTCGTATTTACAACAAGATTCAGCTCTAGTTTGTTACCGGGAGATGCTTTACATGCCGATTTCAAATCAACCGTAGAACAACCGTTATTATTTTCGGTAATATACGCTTTCAGCTGCTCCCGCAATTGATCTTCAATAGATTTTAATTTATATGTTCCTCCATTTGTTTTTTCGGTCGCAGCTTTGATCCGGACGATTGTTTCTTCAAATGATTTCAAGCGTTCATTGATAGATTCACTATCTGCAAACCCATTGACTTCTTTCTTCAGATCCTCGATAGACTTCGTCGCATTATCAATTGATTCTTTCATAGACTTAGAATCAATCTCGTCTTTAATAAACTGGGCGAAAAGAGCCTCCATGTAGCCATCCAGCCCCTTGGAAAACACTTCAAAAACCTTAGATTCGTCTTCGGACAATCCTTTAGTATCAAGGAAATCCTTAAACTCAACCTTTTTCACTTCTTTTCCCATACTTACTTTAATTTTAAATTTTTGAACATTGATTTTACCTTATTGCCGTGCATGTCGGCTTCCTCTCCTTTAGGTGTAGATTCTTTCCGAATCTCCGGCCTGAATGATGCAAGTGACATTGCTTTTGATATAATTCTTTGTATCTTTTGCTGTTTGGATGCAGGCATTCCTGAACACACTTCAGATATTTCGGTATTTAATTCTTCATAAGCTTTTTCGGCATCCTCTATGGATTTTAGCCCCAAATATTCTGTTTCCCCATTGCAACCGATAGAGACTACTGATATTTCATAAAGCTTTACCTCTTTCACTATGAAAGCGTCTTTTTCCGCATCGTATTCGCAATTCTCCCATACATACTGATATCCGATTGAGAACTGGTTCAAAGTTCCGGATTCGAGTTGTTTTATGGCCTGTTCTCCTCTCGGAACTTCATCTATTATTGCTTCGAAATAAAGTCCTTTTTCATCTTCATTTAATACTGTAATCCGACCTATAGGCTCATTCATGTTATGCATCCATAACATAATTATTTTATCATTAGCAGAACTTTCCGGACCTCTGTCTTGAATACTCTTTGAGAAACACCCTTTAATCAAGACATCACCGGCTTTATCTTTATTGCCAAAGACTGCAGCGTAGCCGCTGATAGTACGGCTTTCATTGTCGTAATTTACTTCTTTTGCATAAATAGAGAATGTCTTATACTGCATCCCCATTCTTCCGCTATATTTATTAGTTTTGTCCATTTTCAATAGAGTTATTAGTTTTTAATTCGCCTTTTGGATTATCAGGATCGATATCTATAAACTTTGCCAGCTCATTCCTGGATTCATCAAGAGTTATTTGACCTTTTTCAACTAATTGAATTAAAGAAGATGCCATTTTCTGAAATGCAGAAGAAGAGGCCGATTTATCTTGTTGAAGGCAATCGATATGAGTATAATCCAACTTTATAAAAACACCTTTGGGGCAAATAGCCTCTGTCAAAGCCTCCGTTACTTTCTCTGAATCAGGAATAATAAGACCTTGGTAAGCGGACTTTTCCGCTATGCTTTTGTTGTCATATTTAGATTCATCAAATAAACTATAGTCAATACCTATTGCATTACATATCTTTCTACTACACCGTTCATCCTCTTCGTGAAGTTTAAGCTGGGACGCATCATAATTCAAAGGAATCCAACCAAGCTTTATTTTTGATGTCAGGATAGGAAATTTATTGAGAATACCATATTTTTCTTTTAGTTTAGATTCCAAGATTTCTTTTTCCCCTGGTGTCATAGCCTGATTACCCATCTTATCGGTATAGTCAGAATAAATAATACCTTTGGGGCCACCATTTACAATTAACTGATAACTGGCTGTCATTGCTGCAATCCAGTTATTAACTGGCATAGAAAGGGAGTCTGTAACCGAAGAGAATTCTATATCCTGATTGGAACCATTAACATTTGCAGAGCTATCGTAAATTACAAAGTAGTCTTCATCGGACAATTTTTCCTGCAAACCATTCCACTCCAAGTATACGCTAGAAACAATATCCTTTATATCATACTGGCGGAATAGTTTACCGGAAGAAACCATGTGAAATATCTGCGCAGGTATGACATACATTGCGATCGGCAATGATTTTTTTGTTGCTCTTACAGTGAAAATGGGACAATATCCGAAAAGCTTAAGAGACATCTCAATCTCTTTAAAAAATCCAACTCTTGTTTGAAGTGGGTTAGGACGTGAAAGCAATTCTCTAATATCATTATACCCCTCTTTCTCGTTTCCATCCTTGTCTGTGACATATATTCTCCCATTTGCAAAGAGAGAACCGACTTTATTTATAACAGTAGAAAACGGGGTACATACAAGAAGAGAATCAGCTTTATCCTGATCCAAGGTTAGATCATAATCATTTTTGATTTTACCAGATGGTGAGAAGAAATTGGTAAGATACCAGAAATTCCCATTAGAATCCTTTTCAATAGCCTTTACTGTCTCTCTCATGGAGGGAACAGATATATTAATCTTTTTTTGAAACCAATTTCCTATTTTAGACATAAAAAGAATGATTATCTGATTTGAGATAACCATTCCCTACGAAATGAAGAGGTCTTTACGGACAAAAACACTAACGAAAAATCCGATAGTATAAAAATTATAGGTTCCGTGCATCTTCACACGAAGGGATTGTTATCCTCACCGCAAATATAGAAATTATTTCTATTTAGTCCAAATAAAAATAGATAATTATTTTATGCTATTATACTATATTCGAAGATTTTACACGAGCACAGACACAAGATAATACATACATAGCCTCAAAACTATTAATTCCATCATAATCAGACATATTGGCGATTAAAGCAGAAAATGAATCATTTGATTCAGGGAAACGGATAGTTTTAATAATCGATTTATACGATTCAATCATAGTTTTCTTGTCTGTTGATTCTTCTCTTACCCACAAATCATGGTCGATAAGCTTCCTATAATCGTCTGCGTAATGTTTCATCTCTACAGGAATCTCCATTTGTACATTCCCGTCTGTTTTATTAATAAGTCGGTCAACAGATATTAACGAATCGGAGAACAAGCAGTCAATCATGAATATCTTTCCGCCAGCAACGCAATAAGAAACCATTATAAACAATCCGTTTATATTGGGGTGTATTTCAACAAATATCTGATTATTTACCCCTATTTCCTCTTTCTTGTAGTACAAAACATCTATCTCACCTCTCATCTCCACAGTTCCTGTAAGAGCGTCGCATGCGTCATCGTGAGCGTTTTTCCCCTTCTTCCTGTATGTTTTCAGTTGAGACGCAAACTCCGGCCACCTCCTTTCCCAATCAGCAGGAAAATAAGTAAGATTCATCACCTCGGAAGACCTGGTAAAGATCCGAACCTCTTTGTTTTTTGACTGATGAAACCAACTTACTTGGGTCTTGGGGTTGCCAATCATCCGCATTTGTTTCTCTACATTCCTGGCAAATCCCCTTCCTCCATTATTGCTTTCTATATTTGCCTTGGATATTTGGTCTTTAGTAAGCATCTTAGCTGTTTCCGGCTCGGTAAATTCCATCTCCTTTTGTGTAAAAAGGACATCAAGAATGAAATTCCCTATCTCCGTATCGATGTAATCGATAGAGCATAAATAGTCGCTTCCTGTGTCGGCTGTGTCTGTATAGTTTTTCCTTATTGCTCTATTGGTTATTGGAATAGTCTCATAAGTCTTAAATTTACCATACATTAACCCCTCCATAGGAGTTGGATTCTGCATATATTGGGTTTCAAATACATAGCTGTTTACTCTCTGCATCCTGTGCAGCTCTTCAAGGGTGTGTTTAAACTCCCATAAAGCTTTTTCCTTACCGTCCCCATACACTATTGCCGGAAGAGACAAAACTGTCCATTCTCCCGGTTCGGTTTCCATCAAATATCCGCAAAGATCATGCTCATGTAACCTTTGCATAATGATTATAATAGGGGTATTCCGTGAGTTTACACGGTTCCTTATAGTTGTTTCAAACCTTTGGTTTACCTTTTCTCTTGGAGTGTCTGATATTGCATCTTCCGGCTTAACCGGATCATCAATAATCAATGCACCTGCAAATTTGAACGACGGTTTAAACTCTTCTAATGCTTTGGATAGATCGTTTTCATCATCAACAGCGCCAGCACCAAAACCTGTGACTTGTCCTCCGGCAGCCGTAGCGTACATTCCTCCGCCTTCTGTTGTGTACCACTTTTTTTTGGCATCACTTGTTTTCTTTATGTCTACATAAGGGAACACACGCTTATACTCTTCCGACTTAACTATATCTCTTACCTCTTCTGAATTATCATTGGCCAGATCATCCGAATAAGATAAATGAAGAAATTTAGCAGATGGATTTATTGCAAGACCATAAGATATGAAGTTCTTAACCACTAATTCTGTCTTGGAATACCTCGGAGCTATGTTTATTATCAGTTTCTTTATCTTTCCGTCAATCACATCATCAAGAGCCTGGCATATCTTTACATGATGGTCGTTTACTACAAATTTGCGACCGAATCTTGCTTTAAAGAAATATCTCGTATAGTTTAACGTCCCTGATAAGCAAAACGCCCGTATGTAATCATATCCTTCCCCTGTCATAAGTCTTCTATTATTCGTTTGGCTTCTTCTTTGGTCATAGGAGATATCATGTTTACATTGACGTCTTGCGGAGAATCAAAACCAAGCATTTTACATATCCTTTGGATAGTCCATGTCCGCCCATTCAGCTTTATTTCAATCCCTTCTTTCCCCTGTTTCACGCTTTCGACTTGCATTGCCATTTCGTCAGTCCAATCTTCGCTATCTTTGAAAATAACATTGCCGTTTTTTATGGTAAGGAAATTACGTATGTCAGCATACATAAAGCTTTTAAGCATATTTAAGACCTCTTCTTTTGTAATGTCTGATTTCTTCTTTAGCTCTTCTTGAAGTTCTTTTACCCTTGCCGTAATCTTGCCGTTATTCAGCAATTCAATAGCCTTACGATTTATTGATTCATCTTTCATATTAGAGCAAGAATATGCACGACGATAAGCCTCGGATGCGTTTCCGCACTCAATATAGTAGTTACAAAAATTCTCCTGTTTTACTGATAACTTCATGTCTTTTCGTCAGATTAGCTACATGCCACTTGACATGTAGCACAAAGTTAATAATTTCCTGTTTATTACTTTACACCCCTCCCCCATATTTTCGCATTATACAGGGAATAAGCCCATAACTTTATCTCTTCGCTGGTGTCCAGGAATTCCACTTTCATGGCTTCCTTCATACATTCCGCCAGTAGGTTGCTGTCTGCTTGGTTCATAACACTAAATCTATACGCCAAATAGGCTTGTTTGTACTAGAATACCTTTATTAGTTTTTATTTCTCCGTGACATTCATAACGGAATCGTTCTTCCTGTGCTTCAAAATAGTCTTTATCTATTTCAGTAGCGTAGAAATCAAACCCCATTTTATAGGCAGCTATGCGACTACTACCACTTCCCAAATGAGTGTCAAGAATTTTACATCCATATTTTGCGTAATTTTTAAATATCCAAGAATAAAGTTTTATCGGTTTTTGCATTGGATGCATCCTGTTTTTTTCTGCATTAATATTTCCAAAATATGGGAAATCAAAACATTTTGCAGACTTCTGAAATGATGTCCATGCAAGTTCTCCATCGGCATAAGATACTACAGGCTGATGTTTGTACCAGAATATAAACTCCTTACATTTAGGAAGCATATCAGACAAATGGTTATAGCCAAATATTATCTGATTATTACTTACTCTAAACAATTCATCAAAATACTCTTTGCTAGGTTTATTATCATTTGCAGTTATTGTTTGACCATATTTTGATATACGAGAACATGGAGTAAATGCAGCATCAATCCCATAAGGCGGATCAACTACCGCTAAATCAAAAAACTTATCTGGAATACCTTTCATGTATTCCATGCAATCCATATTATATACTTCGCTTATTGGCATGGCTATTCCTCCACTAGTCAAATAACACAAACTCGTAAGCAAATACAAACGGATTACTTTCCCATGTGCCTTTGCCGGAAACTTTGTTTATCAGGACAGCAAAGGCATCACGAGGCGTACAATATGGTTGTTTTTCTTTAGGTGCATAATAAGCATCCATAAAGTGAGTGGATTCAGAGCCGCATTTTCCTTTTATAATCCCCTCTTTCAAGCAATCTTCATCGCTAATATCTTGTAAGCGTTCAACCTTGATTCCGGTAATTTTGATATGGTGGGGCATAAGGTCGGCTTTCACAAACATCTTATTTCCCCAACCGGGATATAATTTCAGTTCAGGCAATATTGAATCCAAGTATTCTAAGTAAGCCGCATTTTTCCCTTTTCTATGAAATCGGTCAACATCCATATAACTTTGCGCAATGGCAACGACTTCACCAAGTTTATATGGCGCATTATTAAGAAAGAAATCTTTTTCGTCGTAATATTGACGTTCTGTAGGTGCATTTTCAACACTTACGTTGTTGCAAAAATCATCGTAATCAGTCCATCTATCTAATAGTTTTTCACTTACAATTCTTCTCGTCATAGTCTTCCGACCATCCAATACGGCTTGGGTTAAGCCGAATTTATCATTGAACATTATTTTCTTCATGATTATTCCTCTTTGATTAAATCTGGGTTATCGTAGATGTTACCTACAACAAATAGTTCTATTGATAAAAATCCAAGAGGTGTAGTGTATATAAGGTCTTTGTTCTTTAGCCACCAAGCGCCCCGTTCACTATTCCAACACACAAAGTAATTGCGCTGCCCGTTGTTGAGTATATCCCCTTCATATATTTCTTTTCCGTTTTTGTCAAATAAGCCAGTAAATTGACCGATAGTATCCTCGTTTACGCACTCATTAAACAGGTCTATACCCAAACCACGTAAATTAGCATAGACCCATTTCCCATTATCTATTCGTTTCCCTCTGAAATTTATTGTACGATTCATATCTTCTCCTCATTTATTTTCTTTATAAACTTCTCCATTGAATTGGTTATAGCACAGTCATATTTCTCCGCAAAAGATAAAAGATCATCAGTATCTACTAAGCCAAAATCACCACAACAAGACGCAAGTATAAATTTCCTCTTTAATCCCGATAATAATGGCTCACTTTTATGTAATCCGGTATCACATATCACCTTTGCTATAAAATCAGGGTTAGACATCAAGTAAGGCTCTGTACATATTATTCCTCTCATCAGTTTTATAACACCTTCATCATTGTTAATTTCTTCGAATAAACAAGGTATCTCGTCTAACAAACTTCTTAACTCTTCTCCGCTTGCATACATAAAGTTTTCTTTGTTGTTGGATGATAGCATATATACATCTTTATCAACTTCATGTATTTTAATTCTACTCATTGTTATTCCTCCTTTTCTTTAAAGTGTTCGACTAGCTCTTCTACGGTAGCCTTGTGGTAATTCCCTGAAATGATTGTTGCGTGCATCCAATTTATATCCCAAAAGAATACGCTACCTTTAGGCTCTGTAAAATAATGGTCGTTACCCACAGCATCATCATAAGAAACGCTAAGCGGTGAATCTGCTACAAACCATTGATTTTCGTTTGTATCATCCCTCAATGCGGCTATTGCCAAGAAAAGTTCTTCGTTAGTTCTGCAATCAATAAAACTATCGTCTAGTGGTACATTATAAGGAACATATTCACCGTCAATAGTTGTAATTAATTTGCTATCATCAGTTATTTGAAAAGGGTTGCCATAATTTTTATATCCCAACTCCTCCAACTTCTTCCAAAGCTCCGGTGTATTGCGTCTAATAAACGCTGCTGTTGTAAATACCATAGTTATTTCTCCTTCTTTACTAATTCAACTTCTGTCGGCTCTTCATCTTCCCATTTTACTTCGGGAAATAAAGATGAGTCTATTTCATAGTAATCATTGGGACGGGAATTAACTGAACACCATCTATCAAATATACCAATCTTTGAAGGTTTGGTAAAATATAAAAATAGCCTCCCGTCTTTGTCTCTTGCTACATACATAATCTATTCTCCTTTATTTAGTTTAAGTTTAATTTACTTAATACCTACTCAATAAGTTGTAAAACATTCGTTTCTTCTCAATGTATTTAAGTCCGTTCCTGCGAAGCCCCTTTTTAGTCCTGGACACAATCATTTGACAACCTCTAACGCCAACATATATGAAACACGAATGATGTCTTTTAGCTTCGTTAAAAGCCCACCAGATCGCTTCACGGCAATATCTGTAACTATCATTTTGAACACCTTCATAGCCTTTTCGCATTATGAAATGTCCAATTTCGTTAGCTTCTTCTTCTGAATAGCAAATTGTAAATATATTATCCATATTCAATCTCCTTTCTCTTTAATCCGTTCTAGTACATCTCTGTTGGCTTCCCGTCTTTCATCGAAAGACGGGATTGGCATCCAGTGGGTGACTCCCAAAAGCCCAACAAGATGTTCTACTTCTGTATTGATTACAACTAAGAATCTTCTATCGGAAGTAACTACGATGACCTCATATAAAGATTGTCCATCATTTGTTTCCGGCAACCGCTCTTCAACGTTTATCCACGGGGATTGCTTTGCATGCCATTTAGCGCCTTCTTTAAATCCTTTTCTGAAACATTCTAATCGACTCCAATCAGGATGTACACCGCTGATGCTATTTGCTGCTTCTTCTAATGTCTGTTTCATAATGATAGTTTTTTAATGTCATCTACTGATAGTTTGTCCTTACCTTTGGCATATTCAAAGAACCCTACTACAGGACATACACATTCAGGAATAGTATAATCATCTGTTTCAGGTAATGTTACCAATATACTAAGTCCTACGCCATTGATATATTCGCAAGAAACGAATTTATCAAAGTCGATATATCTTTGTGCCTCCTTAGCTATAATGTCACAATTCTTTCGATAACATTCATAGCTTTTGATAGTACTATTAATAAATTTATCTATATCCATACTTTATTTGTTTTAAGTTCCTCTAATATTTTATTTCTCCTGATAATCCCATACGATAATGTGGAAGGGGATTACGTATCTTCATTTTCGGCAGTTTCAGCTATATTCTTCAACTCTTCAAATGACGGAATCCAGCCAGTAGGCATAATCCCTGAAGCGCTTATATATTGTATGGCAACCTCATATCTCTGTTTCGCAATCTCAATCATGCTGTTAGCTAAATTGATATTGTTCTTCTTGTTTCCTACGTAATCAGGCACCGGTTCTTCCCGTTTGATCTTTGCGTTTTTCAAAAGAATAAGAACTTGGTTTATCTCCCGCAGATGGGTGACTGTAGAGGTAAAGGCGTAATGGTATTCACTGTATTTGCTCATATCTATTTTGTTTTACGCTAATCAAAAAGCACCGCCATCACAAGCAAATAAAATGGAATCTACAACTCTATATTTATCTATTCGACCATCTTCCGTTTCACATGAAGGATTTTCCTTGCTTCCTTTCAATATATTCAAATTACCGTCAGCAAAGAGTATGAGATTCTTAGGTTTCTTTCGGATTAACTTCTTCAGCTCTTTAATCCATTCCTCTTCTTTCTTCGTTAGTTTGATTATTTCCATAATGTCCCTTTCTATTTTGTTTTACGTTAACCTTCTACTGTTTTAAACAGAGTAACTATCTTAATCCATCTCTTACGCTCACCCAAAGCCTTTGCAGCTTCCATTTGAGCTTGTTGATAATGACAATGCGATTTGTCGAGAATGCCATCAAGCCAATATTTTTTATATTCCTCTGTCCGGTAAGCTAATCTGAAGGTCTCCGTGAATAAAACGTTGTCTATTTCAAATTGAACAAAAAAGTTGTCTGTTTTAAGCATAGATGTTCCTTTCTAATTTGTTTTACGTTAATCAATTGCAGGTTCATACGTGTAGTATTTCCATCCTTTATAAGAGTTTTTCCAATTACAATAGTCTGATGTATCTTTTTCTTCAAAAAATACAGCTACGTTGTGTCCGTAACAGTCATACACTCTATATTTCTTCATATCTCTTTTGTCTTTAATATGGGTTTATACAATTTTTCAAAGCGTTCTCCCACTCATCCTCTGTTATTTGGATCATATCATCATAAAGATTAAATCCTATAATGTAACATCCTCTCTTATAGTTATTTTCGATATATTCACAATGAAAATATCGAGATTCTTTATCAAACATACCTTCAGGGGTTAGTTGAAATATCTTCTTTCCTTCCTTATACCACCTGTGAGGTATTTTCTTGTTGAAATGTTTTACAAAAGTGCTCATATTTAATTTGTTTTACGCAAATCCTTGATAATTCTTCAAGAACTTGCAAGGTTTAATTAATATTATCCATCAGGTAGTCTGCTATCGCATACACCACCAGGTAAAATAAGATGTTCACTCCTAGGAGAAGGAGGATGTTTAGGAGTATTCTCATCTGCGGGAAGATCCTTTCAATTCGATTACATTAAACATTTCATTAATGCGATCAGCGATATATGCACCATATCGATCCTGAATCTCTTCTATAGAAAGATTGGTCGTTATATGAGTTTTACACTCGTATCTCAATTCATATCGACATTGAAGAATATACTGCATAACATTCAACTCCGTACCAAAATGCTTAGAAGGAACGGGCTCCCTTCCTAATTCATCAAAACAGATCGTCCTAGGGATTCCACCATTGTAAGTATACAGTTCCAAATAATCCCGTCCTTTCATCGAGAACCCAGTAGCAACATAAGAGGCGGAATCAATTCTGAATCCTCCAATGGGATAATCCCCGGCATCACGTCCTCCAATAAACCATAAGTATTTATTTAGAATTTGCATTATAGTTGATTTACCGGTCCCGTAATCTCCTGTTAGCAAAAGGCCTTTTCCAGTCCCCGAATTACCTTCTGCATAGAGAAATATATCATTCATTATCTTTCTAAAAGCCCCTTCAACTTTAAATCCCGGACAAACAAAGCGGCAGCATTCAGCAAACACTTCTGCTCGTCTCTTCTTGTCATTTATCGATGTTGTAGGTGGCAGTTGTGCGGATAACAGCTTTCCTATCGGAATCGGAGTTACCGGCCTTATCCTTGTTTCCATACTTTTTTTCTGTTTGATAATTATTTCTTTCCCATGTTCTCACTGCTGCTTTCCAGTCTTTCATTTTAGAGCGGCCAACCATCCATCCGTTAGAAGTGTAATGATCCATCCATCTTTGCGGATCAACATCATTTTTTCTCTCCATGCAATACGCAGAAACTTCTTCAAAAGAAGGAGGAACAAATTGTTTATTTTTTGAGGTTTCCCCTATATTATCTTTTAGTTTAGTTTCTATTTTAGTTTTATATATATAGTCTGGCGCATTGGTTGGCTGATTGGTTCCCATATTGGTTGGCAGATTGGCTGGCGCATCTACTGTCTCTTGGGCTGGCTTATCTACCGGAATATTTCCGGTAGTTGAACTCACAATCGAATTCTCAAAGGCCTTTTCAAAAGAATACATTCCAACTGTTCTTTTACTTTTGCCGGACTTGTAATAAATCAACCCGGCATTAATTAGAGATAACCTGGCACGGACTAAAGTTTTCTCGTCGATATTAAGAGCACAGCAGAGTTCGATATTCGAGCAGCTGAAAACGTCCTCCCAGCCCTCGCTGTTACAAACGGCAACTAATTCGTGGAATAGTGCCTGTTCGGTAGCGGTAAGCCGATTACGTCTTCGTGCTTTTCTCATTTTCTCTGTCAATGTATATCCGTCCATAAATTTAATACGCATGAATACAGTTTCTTTTGCTGTCGGCCACAAACCGACGGTTAAAGAAACTACAATAAACTACTCGTGGATTGCCTTTCTCGGTTGGAATTATTTGCCCGTTGTTGCATTTTGCACAGGTGTCCGGGCGGATAATATGCTTGTCGGATTTCTTTTTCATATATTTTCATTTTAAATAATCTGTTACTTCAGCTATAAACTCCTCCAAAGAACGGCAGACAACATATTTATTCCCTACAGATTCAACCGCTTTCTGCCATTCCTTTTGTATAGGCTTTTGGTATTCACCCGGTCTTTTCATCTCTATACATAAAGCACCATAGAAACGATTACTTTTAAGCAAGATCAAATCTGAAACCCCAGCAAGCATACCCTCTTCCTTCATATAGGCACCGTTTCTTGCACTTCTCCTTGCTGCGTTGGGTATGGCAAATAGAATGTTTTTTAACTGGGGATATTGGAAGCGAAACCATTGAATACAAGATGCTTGTATCTGATGCTCCTCACCTTTCGGCTTTTTGCGGATGTTCTTTCCGCAATACTGGGCTTTCATTTCTTCGAATGTCATGGCAATTTTGATTTTATTTCATTGAGAAGCGTTTCGTTACTCGTATAATATCCAACACCTGCTATATCACACAGGAATCTTCTTAAATCTTCCGGAAAGTTGAAATTTACAGGTTGATCTCCAAAAGCTACTACACGATTTCCTTTTCTATAAACTCTATGTCCCCGCTTCTCAACTTCTTTAATTAGCTCATCGTCGTCACACTCTTCAAGAATTTCATCAACGTAATCGTCAAGGTCTACTTCAACCTCTGTCATTATTTCTACGGTTCTCATAATTTCTTTGAAGTTTCTTTCTAGTTTTACGAATCATATCTTCATCTCTCGAATTATATCCCCTAATGAGGATTTCTGACGTTTTCAAGCACCGGACTATCGTCTGGTATTCTTGTTTGGTGATTGTTATTTTCATGTGGGACAATCAGGAGTCGAACCTGAACAAGTATCGTCCGGATAGGTTTTCGACTAAATTTACTCACACATCCCCGGCACCGGTCTTGATGACATCCATTCTTATGTACACTTAGAATTTCCGTTCATTTAGTCTTAGCGCCCTATGACCATTTTGTCCCATGTTCGCCCGCCAATCTTCACAGACAGGCAGGCTGGGGTAAAAAGGTTAACAAAGCTATTCCTTTGCTTCATAAGGATATACATCCATAATAGCCGTTTCAGAGACAGATGCTATTTGATAATCTGCCATCGTTCCCTTCATGCCTTCATCTAACTTCTTGACAGCATCCCTTAAATCAGCAGCTTGAACAAGTACATGAGTAGATGTTTTCTTTTCAGAACCGCTTTTTTCATCGAGCGTGATAAATACCAGTTTGCATTTAAACCAGCGGTCAGCCGATTCTTCTTTCATCTTGTAAATATCTCACTATAATTAGCACGTTTTATATCAGAAACAGTAAACTCCCCAATGATAAAGGGTGTCATTTCTTCAATACATTTACCTTCACTCTCTGTGAAAGACAGGGCGTCAAACAAATAAGGTTCTGTAACCTTTTTCTGCATTCCATTTTCCATTACTTTCTCATAACGGATTTTCACTTCAAACCATGTGTGCATCATATAAATACTACTTTATAAAATCATTAATATCCCGTTTTATTTAATCTCATTGCTTCCTTCTCGTAACTCAACAAAGTGCGTAAGGCATCTAATTGATGTGTGCAGGCGGCATTAAGCCGATCAAGCCGATCCACCAAATATGACTCATCTTCCGCTATGCTGTCAAGCAAGGCGTTTTGTACCTTTGCCGACAAGCATTGCTCTTTTGCTATTGCGATGATGGTATTGCTTATTTCTGTAGATTTCTTCTTCCGGAGTAGCTTCTTCGCATCCGCAAGCATTTCACCGGACCGGTTCAAATACACCATTATGACTGATATTCTCTCTTGTATCTCCACTGGATTATTTGAGCAGGTAATATTCAGGTAATCGTTTATTTCGCTAATTTCTTTTTCCATAAACTATGCTACCATTTTTTCAATTATTTCATTAGCCTTCAGAATTCGCTTCTCAAATTCAGCGATAACAGATTCATCCCTTGTTATCTCTACTATATGAATATTATGCTTCAAGAATGGACAGAAAACAACAAAATCAGCCTTTTCTAAACCCGTACAAGCCATTTCCGCTTGAACCTGGTAGAAATACTTAGAGTTTACTGATTTAAGTGTGTCGTTATCCTTAACCTCCGCCATGTATTCCATGAACGTCTTTGGCAATGGACATTTAATCTCAACCACTTTCCTTGTACTACAAATGGTTGATATTCGGTCTGGTGAAGCAGAAAAATAAGGTATTGTAGGGTGAGTAATGCTTTCGCATTCCTCCAGTTCGCATCTGGTAGCAAGTTGATACCGTTCCGCAGCAAAATCTTCATTATCGTGTCCCCAATCAATAAATTTATTGCCGACACTTACCTGTTCCTGATATATTTCAAACAGAAAATCATCCTTTATATATTTAGGAAGGAGGTTTCTTTCCGCTGCAACCTCATAGATATAGGAGAGGGCTGTCTTTCCAAACAGCTCCCCTTTTTTCTTTCCGCTTGTCATAAGGTCACCTATCCGGCTTCCCGTGAAATTTCCCAATCGGGCAACTAACCAATCCTTTGACCCCTGCTCTATCATTGTTCAGTTTGATTAAAGATTTCATCAGTAGTTTCGTCCACTGATGTAGACATAGCCTTTTTCATCGCATCTTTCTTTGCCTCTTTGCTTTCACGTATCGGTTTCATTAATTCATCAACTGTAGTATCTCCGTCTTTCAGTGCCTGAATCGTTCCCATCAGCATAGATATTTCGTCAGCACCGATTTGGTTTACCGTTTGCTTTCCACACATCTTTACAACTTCTTCTTCGGTTATACCATAGTTATTTTTGAAATTGTTCAGTATCCCTGTTCTTACCTTTAAAAGTTTGTCGGAGTCAGATAAATCACCGGTTATAAATTTTTGTGCTGCGTAATACACTCTATCTGTTATAGCTTTAGGAATGACTGCGAATACAGCATTGCGATAAGCGATTGAGTTAGCTGCGTTACCTGTAACTGTAATCATATCATCAGAGAATCGCTGCCCGTTTTTGCCGATGATACTACGCCTGACTTCAAATGCAGAAGCGACATTAGTTTCCAGATCCCAACATGTGCCACGACTGATGACTTGCTTGTCAGTTATTTGCACAACTTTTGCTTCTGTACGCATATTACCCCAATTAGAGACAATTATCTTTGCTAGATGAACGGATGGACCGGTGATAGGTTTTCCGCCACGAGGGAGGGCGTAACTACATGATTGGGCTGTTTCTTGATTCATAGTAGCCATTACAACAGAGTTGTCTATACTACGTCTTATATCTCGTGGATAACGTTTGGCTGTTGCTACCTGCGAATCTACGTTTGCTCTTTCTACTGCATCAACTTGTACAATTTGTACATCTTGCGCTTCAACGGGAAGCACTTCATAGTTTTCTAAATTCATATCTTATATTATTTAAAGTGGTTAATCGAAATAAATAAAGCGCCTATCCTCACGAACCGACGCTTCCAAAATCGAATTTAAATGACAAAATTTTGTTCCTAGATACCGAATCAACGGACACTAGGATATAGAACATTGTATAACTAAAATACAGGGTCTTTCACCCTACGGACTCCTTTAAATCCGGATTTGTTAATTAATAAATGAATGGTTATTTACGATTTTGAAGACATTTTAGAATATTGCCATTTTCTATTGCCTTCATTATTTCATACTGTTTATAGTATATACGCCCTTTAGGTTCAGTAACAACATTGCCTTCTTTGTCTGTTACTGTTTCGATTCCAAACTGATATGGGGATATAAATCCTCTATCTTCTAAGTTCTTGAGAACCATTCGACCACCAGCTAACTTTTCCGCTTCTGATTTCACTATCACTATTCTTGGATTACTAAGAAAAGCGTTTTTCCACTTTTCAAAAGCTTCAATTCCTATTTTTAAACCTTGATCGATAGCATATTGTACAACCGCATCCATAATTAATAGTTTCTAACCACTTTGATATATCCAGCACCCCGATTTGTTTTCACCGAGTATAATCTTTGATCTTTTTCAATTATTCTATCAATTCTAGCCAATCTATTTAAGTCAGAAACACATCTGCGAAGCTGAACTGCCAAACCATCACTAAATTCGTAACGAATAGAGTCTTCTTTTTTTCTTAATTTTTTCTCTATCTCTATCCTTTCTTTAAGTTTATCTACTCTTGCCATAACTATTAAATTTAAATTATTGATTTGTGGACGTAACCGGATTCGAACCGGCAATAACCCAACTGGACAGGTGAGCTCACACACTGCCACTTTACGCCCGTTTGCCTGTATCAGTCAGATACAGGACTTAATTGACACGAATTTTTACACTTTTATTCTATTCTCTCGAACCGAATATCTATATCACTTTTCTTTTGTCACTCTCTCTTTTTAGTCTTTTTTGGTGCTTTTCCATATATATGGAACATAATGCAAATACAGCAAACGAAAGCCAGAATACAATATTCATTTCGTTTGCAAGCAATATTGTTAATGCGAACGATATTGCCCAAATTGCTAATAGTGGAGTACGTTTCATAAGATTAATTATTTGATTATTATAGTGGATGGTAGAGGAATCGAACCTCTCTCAATCGTGATAATTGGTTGCGCAACACTAAACTCTAACCGATAAGCTAACCACCCTTATTAAAAAGTGCACTATCTTCGCAGACCGTACACTATACAACACAAACACAAAATAAAAATTACAAAACAAAAATTTGTCTGAAATATGCCCTACCCGTTTCTTCTTACTACCGGATTAGAACGAATTTCTTTTCAAATACTCGAAAAATAAATGAAGAGTATTAATGTTTAGTCGAAACAGTTCTTCATATTGAGTATTGTATTTTATTTCATCACCGTTTTCGTTTACAGTGATATAGTGACGAGTTACACTATCACTCATTCCTTTGCACCAGCTTTGTTCGAAAACGAAATACGAACGGTCTGATTCAGGAATAAAATACGCATATTTAAAAGAATACCCTTCATCATTTGGACCAGAATAGCATTGAACATTAGCATTTATATGATCTTTTAATGATCGAATCTGGTTACTTAAACATTCATTAGGATTTTCCTTTTTAACCATTATATTAAAAATAGGGAAACCCCTGTTTTCAGTCTTCATTATGAAACCAATGCAGCTAGTTACAAAAGAGAAATCTCTAAAATCACTTTTGTTTTTAATAAGTTCTTCACTGATGTATTTAAGTAAAAAATTTCGTTGTTTATCTGTCATAATTGTATATGTATTAGTTTGTGCCCTACCCGATTTTCGCTATCGGATACCGTTCAATCCGTCAGTAGGGCTATATTGTAATCAGCGTACGGACGCCTAACCCCGTTTTCTTACTGATAAAGACGATTTTTCGGACTATATAATATTCATAAAGCTTTCTACCCAATCGTAGCACGCCCACCGTAAAACGGTGTCTCCTATTTTTAGTGCTTCGTTGCACGTTCATAAATACAGGTTATATTTTTAGCTGTATTTACGCTTCACAGACTTGTCAAAGAACTAACCAATTGTACTTGCGTAGAATATTCTCTACGTCTACGCAAGCTTTTATTCCCCGTCCGACTGGTTTCCCTTACTCACAGCGCTGATTGTCGTAGGTGCTTTATGTCGGATTATCAGACTACCTTTTTACGGGTTATATTTTATCTCCAAGAACTATCACGATTTACATAATCAGCATAATTTCCGGCAAAGAACGCTTTCAATACATTTCCCTTGCTTGCATTGAATACCGGCTTGAAAGACTTCTTTTCCTCTTCAACCTCTCTGAATTCTTTTTGCTGTCTCTTTGCCAAGAACCAAGCCTGTTTCAATGCTTCGCCCAAAGAGATACGACGATACGCTTTCAAAACATGAGCGTGTTTCATTATCTCACTGTTATTGAATTTGCCATCTTTTAAAAAACTGAATGCGTTCATCTTAATCTCTTTTTAGTTATTACTATTGTTTCTATCAAATTTTATCCTTTTATTTGTATTAATTTGATTTGGTATTGCAAATATAGTAGATAAAATATCAACTACAAAACAATGGTTGATATTTTATCTACCACAAAACATTATTTAACTATTAAGTATTCAGCATGGATTATAAAGAGATAGATAATATTAATGACAGAACCAATCTTGTTCTGCTTAACCATATAAAAAACAAAGGAAGGAGGTTTAAGAAATTAGAGAAAAAGTTATCGGATAAATACCCTGATAATATTCTTTATGAAAGGGTTATTGTTGATAGAATGAAGTCTATAGATTTAATGAAAGTTGCTAATACTGAAATGAGAGTAAACAAACTTGGACAACCATATCCTCTACATTCAGCAGAATTAAGATACGATTGCGTAACAGAAAAAGGAATAGAAGCACTTAAAAATAGACTATTCCCTTCGGAGCTTAGAGAGAAGACGATCAATAAACGACTTAGGCGTCTCCAAGCTATCGGGATCGGGATTTCCGCTATTGGTGGATTGGTTACAATTTTGTCTTTCCTTTATGAGTTCATCAAGGGCGGCATTGAGTAATTTCTTTATTTCAATTTGAGCGGATTCATGTCCTAAAATTGGCAATGTACCATTAGAGATGTAATTATATAGCATTTCTGCTTCCATCATTTGGTAAACAGGAAAATTATAGGAAGAGCTATATTTAATAGCAAATTCTAAACATTTCAATCGGAGTTCTTTTTCATCCATAGTTCTTTGATTTTATTTTATCAATAAGTGAATGTACCAAGTTAATCAGCGACAAAATACATGATTAACAACCATATAGCAATAGTCGCTAATGATATTACAATCAAAGGCAAACACCAGCTATTAATCCTATTACTAGATAGATAGCAGGTATTGATAATGATAATAAGAATGGATATTTATAATAATCCTTTTTAAAGTCAAACATATTACTTTGGATTAGCAGTTATTAATTGAAAATAAAAATATCCGCAATAGGTTGCAGCTACTACGGATACCATATATTAAACCTCTTGTGAGGAAAGTTTAACCACTTTGTCTCTGTAACATCTGCAACTTGTTACGATGCAAAAATAGTAGATATATTATCAACTAACAAATAAAAATTCATCATTATGGAAGAAAAAGATAAATTACGTTCTCAACGTTTTGTGGAAGTTATTGAAGAGCTACAAATCAGCAATCAGGAGCTTAAAGATAAATTTAAAATAGATAAAACATTAAAATCGAAAATTGTAAATGGAATACAAAATGCATCCATTGATAAAATTGCCGCTATATGTGAGGAGTACGAAAATGCAAACGTTGATTATATTATAACAGGACGGGGAGAACCTCTAAAAAAGCCCAATGAGGAAATCCCTAGTATTCCAATAGCTTCTGGTATATCAATCACATCAGAAGAGGAATATCAAGATGCAAAGAAGAAAGGGTTCCATTTGCTGCCACAAGTTAGTTTCAGGTTTGCAGCCGGGCAAACACAGTTAATAAATACTACGGAAGATATTACAAGATACTGGTACCTGCCAGACTGTAAGGATTGTGAAGGTATCGCTCAAGTGGTAGGACGTTCTATGTCTCCTACTCTTCCTTCCGGATGTTGGGTAGCCTTAAAGAGGTATACACTCCCAAGAGAAAACCCAAATATGATTCCGTTTGGGAATATATTTGGAATAGTAATAGAGGACAAAGACACGGGAGAATATCATGGGCATATTAAAGTATTGCGCAGGTACAAAGAACAATCATTATCTTGCAGATATTGGATCGCTCATTCCATCAATAGTGAGGAATTTGACGATTTTGATATAGAGATAGAGCAAGTTAGAAGTTTATGGATAGTTAAGCAGCATATCGTTAGCGACGCCCTGCTATAACTCAACACCCTTTTTATTAAATGCTGAAATTATCCAATGAAGTACTATATACCAGTATTAATATTATGAACTATTTGTATATTTAAGAATATCAATAGTTCATAATATTATCAGTTATCCTTATTTTGACTCCTTATCTATTTCGAAAACATACTCTACCACCTTATTTATAACCTTGTCTATTCTCGAAAAGTCTTGTTTTATATAGGTATCCGTTACCGTCTTTCCTGAAGAATGGTTCAGACACAAAGAAATATCGTCTTTACTTATATTACATTCGTTACGGGCAATGGTAGCAAAAGAATGACGGGCTGAATAGAATTGGATATAATCAATTCCAAGTTCATCGCATAAAGACCTCATCCCCCGGTGTATTCCTTTGGTTAAGTTTCTCACATTATTATATCTTTTATAAAAATCAAACAAATGCTGTCCGGATGGATCACGATACTTGTTAATAATCGGAAGTGCTAACGGGTGGATATACACAGAGATGAAAGCATTGTCCTTTCTTCTATCTTTTGTCTTTTGACGTTCATACTCTATCCTCCCGTTCACCATTCGACAATTAAGCATATCAACCGCATTCATTCCTGCTAGCAAAAAAGACAAGATATAGATATCACGGGTAAACATGGTGGTTCTTTTTCGCTTATTTACTGGAGAATAGTTATATATCTTTCTGATTATATAAACATCCACCGCTCTTTTCTTTGCTTCTAAGACTGCCGGAATAGTATATACCTTGAACGGATCATTGGAAATAATGATATCCCCTTTTTCATAATCATTAAAATGAAGTAAAGCGGCATTAAACACTGATTGAATGATTCCCATATAGGAATGTACACCAGTATCATTTAAAGCGGGTTTCTTTATTGTCTTATACGCTTGTTTTGCCGTTTTATTTTGCCTAACGGTTATATACCTTTCCTGTCTCAACCATGCCTCATATTCACGCAGAAAACGTGACGTTAAATCCTTTATCAGAAGCTTTTCATTACCATTTTTATGATTAAGAAAATGGCAAAGGGAATTAATACCAGTCGTCTTGACTGTTTTTGTTCCTTCGTTTGGCGTTTTCTCAATAAACATTCTAGCAAATTCAATAAAATCTATTTCCTTCCTCTGTTTCCTCCTTTCGATCATTGCGACTATATCCTTGGAAGTTTCGCACTCATTAACTACATCTTGATTTTCATTTATTATTTGACGGTATTCTCTAACCAATCCGTCTAGCTCTTCCTTTATTTTTTCAGAAGTTATTGTACCCGATGCGGAATTCTTCTTGAATCTGACTAGTTCTGTATATATAGAAGTTGATATATACGATGAAGTCCGATTGTGAGATATCCTAATCTTTGGATTATATGTATTGTCAGATTTTTTATGGTGCTTAAAAACTACCCAAGAAACTGTTGCCAT